CGTCCTGTATTTTTAGACCAGATTTTTTCCTTTGTGATTGTGAGGCCATTTAGCTTTAGGGTGGGCATTGTTACACCACCAATAATTAGCTCGTTACTCATCTGCCCACCTCCTAACTAAACACCGGTTTCCCGGTTGACTTTTGATACTGCTGCCCTTCTTTTCTGACGACTTTGAATAACTTTTTCGAATCACCTTCCAGATAGATATGTACATCTGTATTTTGATTCTTATCACTATTAAAGCTTTCCAAAGCATTT